GGTAATTCGAACCGCGAAAAAACGCTAGAAAGTGGGATGGGTAAATGTTGACACTGAGGTTGACACATGGCTAAAAGTGACCCCAATTTGTTGACGCAGGCCGAATATGCGCGGTCGCGCAAGGACCGTGGTCTGCCCGGCGGCTCGCGTGAGGCGGTGCGCAAGGCGGTTGACCGTGGTCACATCAGCGCGTTCGGTGCGGATAAGCTGCTCGACAAGTCGCTGGCTGATTCGCAATGGGAACGCAACACGCGGGCGCGGGTGTCGCCAGGTGGCGCGGCACCAGATGCGGGTGGATCTGCCCAGGTCGATATCGGCGCGGTGTTGGCCGGTGCGCCGGTGCCGCCAGCCGCGCCGGCGGCTGAGCCCAACGGCTACACCGCCGCGCGTGCCAGGACCGAGTTGGCCAATGCCGGGCGGGCTGAGCTTGAGCTGGCCCGGCTGCAGGGTGAAGTGCGTGATGTAAACGACATTACACGGGGTGGTTTTGACATTGCCCGCGAGCTGCGAGACGCCATGGATTCGTCGGTCAACACCCTGGCGGCCGAGCTGGCCCCGCTGGTCAGTGCTGATGCCTGTGCCACCATCTTGCGGCGCCATAACCGGGCGATCCAGGAGATGCTGGCCAAAGGCCTGCGCGAAAAACTGAGCCTGAAGGTGGCCACCGAATGAGTGCCATGCACGACGGCTACCACCTGATGCTTGAGGCCTTCGTGCGCGGCATCGAGCCCGACTCGAATTTGTCGGTGGATGTGTGGTCTGACAAACACATGATCGTGCCCAAGGAAACCGGCGCGTCAGAGCCTGGCCAATACAAGACGTCACGCACACCACATGCCCGCATGGTGATGCAGTGCCTGAGTGCCGACCACCCTTGCAAGCGCGTGGTGGTGCGTGGTGCGTCGCAGATGCTCAAGACGCAGGTGGCGCTGAACTTTTTGGGCGAGACGGTGCACCAGCGCCCGAAGAACTTTTTGTGGGTGGTGCCGACCGGCAAGCTGCACAAACGTGCGGCCAGCCGGATCGACAAGGTGGTGGCTGCTGTGCCTGTGTTGCGCGAACGCTTTGCCCGCCCCAGCTCGCGTGTGTCGACCAACAACAATGACCAAAAAGCCTACCCGGGCGGCGCGCTGTACATCGTGACGGCGGGCGCCGCGGCCAACCTGTCCGAGCTGTCGGTGACGTATGTGGTTTATGACGAGGTGGACCGCAGCAAGGACAACGTGAATGGAGAGGGCGACCCGCGCGAGCTGACGGAAACACGCCAGACCAGCCACGAGCGCGATCGGAAAAGCTACTACCCCAGCTCGCCCACCATTGAAGGCGAAAGCCCGATCTCTGATCTGTACGTCATCGGCACCCAGCGTGAAGCCTTGGCGGAATGCATTCATTGCGGTGAAGCCCAGCCGCTGGATTTTTTTACTGAAAGCGGTACCCCCAGGCTGATTCGCAGCGACGACGGCAAACAGGCCTTTTACCCATGCCGGTCCTGCGGCGGCTTGCACGGGGAGGGCGACAAAACCCGCATGTTTGCCCGTGGCCTTTGGAGTGAAGGCGTGCCGGGTGACGGCGAGACCGAGAGCTTTGACATCAGCGGCATGTTCTTGCCGTACGGCTGGCTGCCCTGGATCTCGCTGCTCAAGCAGTACGACAAAGCCAAGGAAAAGCTGGATGAAGGCAGTGAGGAGTCGATGATCGTGTTCTACAACACGCGACTGGCACGCTGCTGGGCACGGTCAAAAGAATCCACCCGCCATGACGCGCTGATGGCGCGGGCTGAGCCGTACCGGCTGGGCACGGTGCCGATGGGCGGCCTGATCCTGACGGCGGCGATTGACACGCAGGCTTACCGGCTGGAGATGAAGGTGGTGGCGTGGGGCGAGGGCATGGAGTCGTGGGTGATCGACTACCAGGTGATCAACACGCCACCGTCTGAAGTTGCCACCTGGGAGCGCGCCGACGAACTGCTCAAGGGCCGGTACCGGCATGCCAGTGGCGCCATGCTGAACATCAGCGCCACGTTTATCGACTCGGGCGGCTCCAACACGCAGGACGTGTACAACTTTACCGCCAGCCGCAAGCGCCGCAACATCTTTGCCATCAAGGGGCACAGCCGCCCGGACCGGCCCATTTTGAGCAGCAAACCCAGCCTGGTCGACATCACCTGGCGCGGCCAGATGCAAAAGCAGGGCGCACAGCTCTGGTTTGTCGGCCCCGACACCGCCAAAGATTACCTGCAGGCGCGCTGGCACCGGGCCACTGGGCCGGGTGCGGTGCACTTCAGCGCCGATTTGCCCGAGAGCTATTACAAGGGCCTGACCGCCGAGTACCGCACCTTTGGCTACAAACGCGGGCGCAAGGTGAGCTGGTGGGAAAAGAAAAAGGGCGAAGCCAACGAGCCGCTTGACCTGATGAACTACAACCTGGCCGCCGCCTATTTTCTGGGGCTGCACAAGAAAAACGAGCATGGCTGGCAGGCGCTGCGCAACCGGCTAGTGCCCCAGGTGCTGGACTTGTTCGAGGCGCCCGCAGAGTCGGCCAGCCCGGCTGACGCACCCGCCACCGCTGACGCTGCGCCCGCCCTGCAGACGTCTGCACTGCCAGACGCCCCGGCCATGGCACCTCCAACGCGTCCGCCTGCCCACCTGATCAACAACGGCCGGATTTCGCTGGCCGGCCTGCGTCGCTAATTGTCTGCCCGTCCACACCCACCCTGAAAGGCCGTCTCATGCAAATCACCCTGGATACCAACACGGCGCAGCTGCAGGAAGCGCTCAAAATCTCCAAGGAGCAGCTGCCCTACGCCATGATGCTGGCCATCAACAAGGTGGCTGAGCAGGGGCGCAGCGATGTGCAGACCAAAATGAAGAGCGTGTTTGACCGGCCAACGGCCTGGGTCATCAACAGCATCCGCATCAAATACGCCACCAAGACTGCGCTGGGAGCGGCGCTGGCATTCAAAGACCGCAACTCGGTGGAGAGCAGTCGCACCATGGTCGAGCCGCATGTGTACGCTGGCCAGCGGCATTACAAGACAATGGAGGCGAGGCTGTGGCGCGCCAACTACTTGCCGCAAAACTACAACGTGGTGCCCGGTGCGGGTGCCACGCTGGACGCCTACGGCAACATGAGCGCGGGCCAGATCAGCCAGATACTCAACGTGCTCGGCACCTACACCGAGGCCGGTTACAACACCGCCAACAGCAAGACAGTGACGCGGCTGGCCAAGGGCACAAAAAAGACCTACGGCTTCACCTATTGGGTTAACCGGGTTGGCAGCGGCATTACCCACTTGCCGCCAGGCGTGTACAAGCGCGTCTACACCGCCTGGGGCACCAGCCTGGTGCCGATGCTGATCTTTGTCAGGCGCGCCAAATACAAGGAAGTGCTCGACTTTTACGGCATCAGTCGTGGCGCGTTTGACCGGCACTTTCCCGGCTACTTTGACACCGCATTTCAGCAGGCCATGAAAACCGCGCTGCTGAAAGACCAGGGGGCGCTGTTTTGAGCAATATCACCATGATGCATCCCAACCCCGACCCCGAACCCGACGTGGTGGCCTACACGCTGCAGATGGTGATTGCCATGGCGCCGGGTTTCAGCGCCGCGCTGGCCCGCCAGGTGGAAGAGCGCGTCAAGGCCGATTACGGCGGGCGCCGGGTGTTTGTGCCCAAGGGCGCCAAGCGGCTCACACCCGAGCAGCGCGCCGCTGTGTACCAGGACGGCCTGACCTCCATGCCCACCCAAGACATCGAGGCGCGCCACAACGTGAGCCGGGCCACCATTTACCGTGTGATGAAAGAGGGCGGCGGGCGCTTTAGCTGAAGTCGTCTCAATTTGCCCTATTTGAGACAGCCTGATTTTTTTAAAGTCAGGGCCTACCACCTAGGCACACACATGGCAGGCATCACCTTACTTCAAGCGCAAACGCAGCTCGACGCCTACCTGGCCGCCGAAACCGCTGTTTTATCGGGCCAGGCGTATGAGATTGCCGGGCGGCGGTTGACGCGGGCCAATCTGGCCGAGATCCAGGACGGCATTAAGACGTGGAACACCCGCGTCACCGGCCTGGCCCGCACTGCCGCTGGCCGCGGCCGCGCGCGCACTGTGGTGGTCGGATGATGGGCGGCACACCCAACCCGCCCCGAGGGCCAAACCCCGCGCCCCTGGTGGGCCAGAACCTGCTCGACAAAGCCATTGCTTATGTGCGCCCCGGCCTGGCGCTGCAGCGCATGCAGCAGCGCACCCAGCTGGCGTTGTCAGGCGGCTACACCGGCGCGCGCATTGACCGCGCCCAGCTCTCGCGCTGGCTACCCACGGCGGGCAGTGCCAATGCCGACACCGTGCGCGACCTGCCCATGCTGCGGGCCCGCTCGCGTGACCAGATGCGCAATGCACCGATCGCGCTGGGTGCGCTCAACACCACGGTCAGCCACGTGGTGGGCACCGGGCTGACGTACACCCCGGCGATTGACGCCAAATTTTTGGGCCTGAGTGATGCCCAGGTCGAGGCCTGGCAAGACGACGCCAAGCGCCGTTTCAAGGCCTGGGCCGAGTCGCCGGACTGTGATGCCGCCCGCCAGCTGGATTTTTACGGCTTGCAGGAACTGTGTTTTCGCAGCTTTCTGGAGAGCGGCGACGTGGCCGTGCTCACGCCGCGCATGGCGCGCAGCGGCCGCCCGGCGCGCCTGGCCCTGCAGCTCATCGAGGCCGACCGCATTTGCAACCCCGATCGCGCGCAAGACACTGACACGCTGATTGACGGCATCGAGATCCACCCGCCCACCGGCGAGGCGCTGGCCATCCACGTGGCCCGCCAGCACCCGGGCAACGCCACCGCCATAGGCAAAAACACCTGGCAGCGCGTGGCCATGCGGGGTGACAGCACCGGGCGGCGCAATGTGCTACGCCTGTTCAAGCCACTGCGCCCCGGCCAGGTGCGCGGCGTGCCGTGGATTGCGCCCATTCTGGAACCCCTCAAACAGCTCGGGCGCTGGAGTGATGCCGAACTGCACGCGGCGGTGGTCAGCGGCCTGATGGCCACCTTCATCAAGATGGACCCCGACGCCTTTGACAATTTGTACGACGAAGACGCGCAGGGCGCCATTGTGGATGCCGCCAGCAAATGGAGTGGCGAGATGGACAGTGGCAAGGCCATCAATTTGCTGCCCGGCGAAAGCATTGAAAGCCCCGCGCCGGGCCGCCCGAACCCGGCGTTTGACCCGTTCTGGACCGCCATGGTGCGCCAGATCGGCATGGCGCTGGAGATGCCGTTCGAGGTGCTGGTGATGCACTTTCAATCATCCTACAGCGCTGCCCGGGCCGCGCTGTTGATGGCCTGGAAAGCCTTTCGCAGCAAGCGCGATTTTCTGGCCAAGAACCTGTGCCAGCCGGTGATCGAGCTGTGGCTGGCCGACGAGGTGGCCGAGGGGCGCATCCACTGCCCCGGCTTTTTTGCCGACGACATTGTGCGCGCCGCTTGGTGTGCTGCTATCTGGACCGGCGACGGCCCCGGCTCAATCGACCCGGCCAAAGAAGTGGCCGCCGCGCAGGCGCGGGTGAACCTGGGCATCAGCACCAAGCAGGCCGAATCCATACTGCACGATGGTGTGGACTGGGAACAAAAGCACGAGCAGCGGGTGAAGGAAATCAATGCCGAAAAGCGCGACGGCATTTATGTTCCGCCACCCGGCAGCCCGGCAACATCGACCAATGCACCGCCTGAGCCTGATGACGCACCCGCCAAAACCGCCGCCGCGTCTTCCCGCGATGCCGCCATTGACCGCTTTCAAGCCAGCTTGGATGCCCTGGCCGCCGAGCCGCGCAGCATCACCATCAACACGCCTCCGGTCACGATCGAGGGCCATGAAATCAACGTCAACTTGCCCGAGGGTCTGGTGCAGACCGCCTACACGGTAGAAGCCACGCAAGTCAACGTGCCCGCGCCCACCGTGGTGGTGCAGCCCGCGCCCCGTGCCGCCATGCGCCAGGTGCACACCCGCGACCGCGACGGTAATTTGATCGAAACCATCACCACGCCCATCAATTAAATTATTTACAGCCCGACCCATGAACCCAACGTCTACCCAAGCCGCGGAATCTGGCGTGGCCATGATTGCCAAATCAGCGCCACCTGTGTCTGTCTCCATTGCCACGATTGTTGGCATGCCGGTGTCCGACCTGGTGTTGTGGGGCACGCTGCTGTACACCATGCTCATGATCGGGCACAAGATGCTGGCCATTTACCGGGACATCAAGCAGGGGGGGCGTGATGAGCGAAATCACCAAGATGTGGCTTGAGGCCTGGCTGGAGTTGTGGGACTTGTGGGGGTGGTTGTGAGCATTTACCGCATCGCCGTCGCCAGCCTGACCTTGAGTGCATCGGCGCTGATTGGCATCGCTGTGAGCGAGCACTATGCGGGCAGCGCCATGATCCCGACCCAGAACGACCGCCCGACGCTGGGTTTTGGTAGCACGTTTCACGCGGACGGCACGCCGGTCAGGTTGGGTGACACCACCACGCCGGTACGCGCCCTGGTGACCATGCGGGCGCACATCAGCAAAGAAGAAAAGGTATTTCAGGCGTCGCTGCCTGGCGTTGAGTTGAGCCAGGGTGAGTACGACCTGTATATGGATTGGGTGTACCAATACGGCACTGGGGCATGGCTTAAATCAAGCATGCGCCGCGAGCTGCTGGCCAACCGCCACCCCGCCGCCTGCCACGCGTTACTGCTGTACAAGCGCAGCGGCGGCTTTGACTGCTCGATCCCTGGCAATAAGGTGTGTGCAGGCGTGTGGACGCGGCAACGCAAACGGCATGCGGCTTGCATGGCCCTGCAATGAACCCCACCCTGATCATTGCCTTGGTGTCGGCTATCGTTTCTGGCTTGGCGGGCTTCGGGCTGGCATGGCAACTGCAAGCGGGAAATATCACAAAACAGGAGTTGAACCATGCTCAAGAGCGAATTGAAATACAACGGGCTGCAAGGGCGACGCTTGAGCGAAGTATGTCGCAAGTCGCGGCTGCGCAGGCTGCTTCGGCAAAGCGTAGCGTGCGTGTTCGTGTCGATTTTGATGGTAGTCGTAATGCTGGCAACGGGTTGCGCATCGCATCCACTTCCTCCGCGCGAGCCGCTTTCGACGACCCCACAGCCTGTAATTCAGTCGTCGCCGCCTACGATTCCGTGGTCGCAGCAAGCTCAGAATTTATTCAACAAATGGCGCGGGATGCTGACCAGTGCCACTCTGACATCCAATTGATGCAAGAGGCTTGGCCAAAATAAACCAAAACGTAGCTTTGCGTGGCCGAGGGGAAATTATTGTGACAGAACCATATGTAAGATTTTTTTTGACGGAGTTTGATAATGTCTGAATTTATTGATGTACCTGGTGCCACGCGCACCTTGAGCCCGCAAGCCGTCGTGCTACTCGACCCCGCCACCGGCCAGGCCTACGCGGGAGGAGGATCGTTAGTACCAGACTCCACCGGGGCGCTTTTTAATCCGGACGCCTGTAGCCACATCTACGGTTTCACAGGTGGCGATCTGACCACAGACACGGCCACAGACGGCGTCGGGACCTGGGTCAAAACCTTTGGCTACACCGCCGGCCTTTTGACCAGCGAAACCGCGTGGGTGAAGCAATGAGCATCAACCACGGACAATTAAACGCCCACGGCTACCGCCCCTCAAGTTTGACCGCCGCCGCCGGGCGCAGCCCTGTGGCGGACGCAAATGCGCGGCTTGACATTAGTTGGCTTGACGCTTTTGGTGCAACGCCAGCCAACAACATCGGCACCCCCGGCGCCGCCGGTTCCGGCGTTGGAATTTGCCCCGCCCTGCCTGACGGCTACCTGCCGCTGCCAGGTTACAGCGATGTGTTGTCTGCCAACTACGGAAATTACCAGTATGTGCGGGACGGCTCCATCACGGTGTGGGTTCCGGCATTCTGGATTCGCCGCGGCCATCCTGACAACCCCACTTATGGAATCTATGGTGTCAACAGTGTCAGCATTGTGGCCATCGACACTTTCCCTGACGACGCCACCGCCAATGCCGAGGGTTACTACCGCCACCGCGCATTCATCAACGCAGGCGCCGTTCAACCCGGTTTTTTCCGCGACAAATACGACTGTTCGCAAAACGGCACCATCGCCAGTAGCCTCCCAAATGTGATGCCCATGGTCTCCGGGCCACAACCCGAAGCCGCCACAGCCACGGTGGCGGCGCGGGTGTACACCATTTTGTCGGTGGGCACCACGGACTTTACCCTGATCGGCGCTGCCAGCAACACCGTTGGCCTGCGCTTTACCGCCACAGGTGTGGGCACAGGCACCGGCACGGTGTCGCAGCAGATTGGTTTTGTCGGCTGCACTGCCAACGGCCAGACGCCGGGCAATTTTTACTATGGCGCGCTGCAAGCGGCCAAGAGCCGGGGCAACAAGTTTTTCCCGGAAAGCGTGTTCATCGCCTCCGCCCTAAGCGACATCAGCGACTGGATTGCCCAAGCTGCCACCAGCGCCACCTACTGCGCCTGGTACGACGCTACCGGCGTGCGAAACTACCCCAAGGGCAATGACAACAGCGCGCTAAAGTCAGAGGCCGACGTGCTGCAAAACGGCGCTGGCGCGGTAACGTTCACCAGCGCAGGCGCCACCACGGTACCCTACTTTGCCAAGACCGGCAGCGGCTCGGTATTTGCGCGCACCACCCACAACGGCCAGGCTTGCGGCATTGCCGACGTGGCAGGCAACATCTACAAGATCAACCCAGGCCTGACGTGCATTGCCACAAGCAAGGCCATCACCGGCGCCACCCAGGCCAACCCGGTGGCGCTCACTGTGGCCACGCATGGCCGCACCACGGGTGACTATGTGCAGATTGACGCTGTGGCGGGCATGACGCAGCTTAACGGCAAGATTTACGTGGTCACCGTAGTGGATGCCAACACGATCACGCTCAACGGCGTGGATGGCACGGCGTTTACCGCCTGGACCTCAGGCGGCACGGTCGCCAACGGCACGTTTTACACGCTGAAAGAGTCGGTGGACATTGCCGCCGTGACATCAGGCGTTACGCTGGCTACCGACCACTGGGGTGCCACGGGCGTGGCGGCGCAGTTTGATGCGGTCACGCTCAACTTTGCCACCACGTACCCCAACAATATTTATGACCAGCGGTATGGCAATGGTGCCAATGCCGTGTTTGACATGAGTACCGCCAACGGCCGCGCGCTGGCGATGCTGGGCCTGCCCGCCGCAGCCGGCATGAGTACCGCAGGCAGCAACGCCATGGGCACCGATCGCTTTAACCAAAGGATTGTGGACATGCTCTGTGTGGTTTCTCGTGGCGGTTGGTACCTCGGCAGCAATGCCGGGTCTCGCAATCGCCATCTCGACAGCTACCGGTCGGCCGCCAGCAACCTCGTTGGCTTTGCCTGCGCCTCGTATTTGTAATGTGTCCTGAGCGATAGCGATAAGGACAAACCCACCATGGCACAAAAAACATCCATTCATGCTGAGGCCGGACTGCACCGAAAGCTGGTGCTGTTTGCGGTGCAGTTGGAGGGCTACCTGGCCCACTTTCCCAACTGCCACAAATACACCCTAACGCAAGGCATTCGGCAAGCGTTTTTGGACGTTTACAACCTGGTGACCGAGTGCCAAAAACGGTACTTCAAAAAAACAAGCCTGACCCAACTGGACGTGCGCCACGAGCAGCTGCGCATGATGATTCACCTGGCCAATGAAATGGGGCTGTTCAACTACAGCCTGAGCCGCAAGGATGCGAAGGAGCCGGGCGCGCACCGTTTCCTGACTATTTTGAAAATGGTGGACGAACTGGGCCGCATGATTGGTGGCTGGGTCAGGTCAGAAATTCAGGGGCTCACGCCCCAGAATGCGGTGGAGGCTTAACATGCTCTGTGTGATTTCTCGTGGCAATTGGAACAACGGCAGCAATGCCGGGTCTCGCAATCGCAATCTCAACAACAACCGGACGAACGCCAACAACAACGTTGGCTTTGCCTGCGACTCTATGCCATATACGCCTCATGCGGTGTGTACCGTCTGGCAAAGAGGGAGCCTCCGTCGTGCCTTGCGGCGAAATGTTTTGCAACAAACCCCTTCGGTAGCTGTCGCCAGCCGTGTTGCTGCCCTTGCGAAAATTGGGTTTGTCGCGTTATTTCAAGTCGCGGTGTTTCTTGCTGCGCTCTTGTTTGTGGCGCTGATGCCCAGTGCTGTGACTGAGAAATGCTTGCATTGGATGCGTATGCGCATGATCGCCAAGGCCATCTGCCCATGAAACGCACTGGAAACCTGTACCCGCACATCTGCACGCAAGCCGCGCTGCTGGCTGCATTCCACAAAGCCGGTGACCGCAAGCGCAGCCACCGTGCCTGTTTTGAGTTTGGCCGCAACCTGGGCACTAACCTGGACACGTTGGAGCGCGAGTTGCGAACCGGAAACTATAAACCGAAGCCATGCAACCGATTTTGGGTGACAGACGGCCGCAAGCCACGTCTGATTGAAGCGCCGGCGTTCCGCGACTTGGTAGTGCAACATGCGGTGTACGCCGTCATCGCCCCGTTGTTCGAGCGCCGTTACATCGACACCAGCTTTGCCTGTCGCGTGGGCCGTGGCACGCACCAGGCCGCCGACTGGCTGCAAGGCGTGATTCGCCAGGCCCCGCGCAGCGCATGGGTGCTGCATGTGGATGTGCGCAAGTTTTTTTACAGCATCGACCGCGACACCCTGCAAGCGCTGTTGGCGCGTGTCATCAAGTGCCAAGACACCCTGGCGCTGCTAGCCATGTTTGCTCACCGCGACAGCCCCACCGGCGTGCCCATTGGCAACTTGATGAGTCAGACCTTTGCCAACATCTACCTCAACAGCCTCGACCAGTTTTGCAAGCGCACCCTCAAGGTGCCGCACTATGGCCGTTACATGGATGACAGCATCATGCTGGCCCCCGACCGCACCACCGGTGCCGCCTGGCTGGCGGCCATACGCACGCACCTGGCTGGGCTGGGCCTGGAGATCAGCCACTACAGCCTGCACCCGGTGAAACGGGGAGCCAACTTTTGCGGATTTCGCACCTGGGCGTGCGGGCGTTTTGTGCGCCCGCACGTCATCCGCGCCATGCGCACCGACGCCCGCCGTGACCGCATGGAGGGCGTGGTGTCGCGCCTGGGACATGCACGGCGCACCTGCTCGTTTAAACCACTTTTAACTTACCTGAAGGAAAAGCACCATGACCTCTATCTACGCCTACCAAAAGTTTTCCACACCGCACACCATCATTCAAATGGCGCTGCCAGACAACCAGGGCGCGGACGACAGCCTGCGCTGCACCGAGTTGTGCACGCTTGACGGCACCACCTACGTGGCCGTGCCGGATGGATTGACGCTGCCCACGCAACCGAGCGAGATCAACCCACAGCCGGTGGCGCTGGGTGATGACCTGGTGGCGCGCATCAAAGCGGCCAGCCCGCATGTGCAACTGATTTACGAGCGCACCGAACAACAAATCCGCGGCCGCTACAGCATGAGCGACGAGGCAAAATTTGCGCGCATTGGCGTAGGTGTTGCGCTGGGGGCTTATACGTTTGAGCCGGGCGAGCAAGCTGAGCTTCTGGCGTTTGGCGACTACGTCGAGGCATGCCGGCAATGGAGCCGGGACGAAAAAGCCAAGCTGGGGCTGTAAATGAGCATGCTACTCGATGCGCTTGTGTGGATCGACCGGGTTGCTAACCGGCTGACCGGAGGGACGTTTTACGAGACCCTATCCTCCCGTGCATACCGCATGGATGTCCGAGACCATCCCGTTTGGGGATGGACTGCTGCCTTCATCAACATGCTGTTTTTCTGGCAGCCCGACCACTGCAAGAAGCAGTGGGAGCATGAGCAGGTGCATCCTTTTATTGATCGGTCCATAGACCGGGAGCGCCGCAGTTCATGAGTTTTAATCCGTGAGCACAAAAAAGAGGTACTGGCCCTGGCCGCGTTTGAGATTTTTTTAAAGTCGTCTCAATTTGCCCTATTTGAGACAGCCTGATTTTTTTAAAGTCAGGCATCATGAAATTACTCGACGTCCTGACCGCCCCATGGGCCATAGAGCCGGCCAAGCTGCTTGAGATTCAGGCCATCTATGCCACGCACTTGCGCGGTGACAAGATCGACATTGCCGCCCTGGAGGCCAAGCTGGGCCGCCCGCTGGCCAACGAGCCCAAGGGTTACGAGACGATTGACGGCGTGGCCGTGCTGGCGCTGGACGGCGTGATTGCCAAGCGCGCCAACCTGTTTAGCCAGATCAGCGGCGGTGTGAGCACCGAGCTGGTGGGGCGCGACTTCAAGGCCGCCCTGGCCGACCCCGCCGTGCACAGCATCATCCTGGCCATCGACAGCCCCGGCGGCACGGTGGACGGCACCATCAGCCTGGCGGACCTGGTGGCCGGCGCCGACAAACCCGTGGTGGCACTGGCCAGCGGCACCATGGCCAGCGCGGCGTACTGGATTGGCTCGGCGGCCAACACCGTTTACATCACCGACGCCACCACCGTGGTGGGCTCGATTGGTGTGGTGGCCACACACACTGATGTCTCCAAGGCCCAGGCCACGCAGGGCATCAAGACCACCGAGATTGCCGCGGGCAAATACAAGCGCATTGCCAGCAGCTATGAGCCGCTGAGCAAGGAAGGCCGCCAGACCATTCAGGACCAGGTGGATTACACGTATGCACTGTTTGTGGATGCCGTGGCCAAGCAGCGCGGTGTGAGTGCTGACAAGGTGTTGGCCGACATGGCCGACGGCCGTATTTTTATCGGGCAGCAGGCCATTGACGCGGGGCTGGTGGACGGTGTTGCCACCCTCGACGCGCTCATAGGCCAGCTCAATCAAGACCGCGCAAGCGGCAAACCTCCCCGCGCCGGTGTGGCGCACAAACCCAAACTTCAAGGAGCAGCAATGCCCATTACCCGTGAACAACTCGCGGCCGAGGCACCCGATGTGCTGGCCGCCGTGCAAGCCGAGGGCGCGGCGCAAGAGCGCGCGCGCATTCAGGCCATTGAGGCGCAGGCCGTGCCCGGCCATGACGCGCTGATTGCCGCGCTGAAATTTGACGGCCACAGCACCGCAGGCGACGCCGCCATGGCGGTGCTGGCCGCCGAAAAGCAGCAGCGCAATGCGCAGGCCGCCGCCCTGGCTGCAGATGCGCCCGCACCGCTGCCACTGGTGCCCGCCGCCACGGTGGAGGTGACCAAAACTGCCGCCCAGAAAGCCTCCGAGGCGCAGGCCCTGGCTAAGTCCAAGGGCATCAGCGTGGTGGCCGCGCTGAAAGAACTGGACTTTGCCTAAACCGCAAATCCCGCCCGTAAACACTTAACACCTGGAAAACATCATGTCCAAAGCCAACATTTCCATGATGACGCTCACCGTCATCGCCACCGCCGCTGTGGTGGCCAACCGCTGCATCACCCTGGCCGGGGCTTACCCCGCCGCCGCAGGCCTGGCGCTGGGTGTTACCCGCTCAAACGGCGCCATTGGCGACGCGCTGCCGGTTGACGTGCTTGGAACCGCCATTCTTGAAGCCGGCGCCGCCATTACCGCCGGTGCCACCCTGATGGTGGGTGCCGACGGCAAGGTGATCACCCACGACAACGACGGCGACAAACACGCCGTGGGCCGCGCGCTGGAGGCCGCCGCCGGTGACGGCAGCCTGCTTGAGGTGCTGCTGGTGCCGTCTGCCGGCCTGCTGGTTACCGCCGTCTGAGCCTGACGGCCCAGCCTTACCTATTTAAATTACTGGAGCACTTCAATGTCTCAACTCTCTCCCAACCAAGCCCGGGTGATCGACCCGATCCTGACCGCCGTGGCACGCGGTTACGAAAGCCAGTTCCCACTGGTGTCTGATGTGCTGTTTCCGGTGGTGCCCGTCGCCCAGCGCGGTGGCACCATCATCACCTTCGGGCGCGAGCAGTTTCAGGTGATTGACACGCGCCGCGCGCCTGGTGCAGACACCAAGTCCATCGACATCGGTTACGGCAATGGCACTTACAGCCTGGTGGACAACCGCCTGATGGGCAAGGTGCCTCTCGAGATCATGGATGAGGCATCGGTGGTGCCCGGCATCGACCTGGCCAGTGCCACCATCACCGTGGTGCAAAACAAGATGAGCCTGGAGCGCGAGGTAAACGCTGCGGCATTAGCCCGGGCCGCGGGCGCCTATGCTGTAGGCAACACAGTCACTCTAGCAGGTGCCAACTTGTGGACGGCATCCACCAGCGTGCCGTTTATCAACATCGAGGCGGCCAAAGAGGCGGTGCGCAAGAAAATTGGCCGCCGCCCCAATGTGATGGTGCTTGGCCCCGCCGTGCTGTCCGCGCTGCGCATCCACCCCAATGTGCTGGACAAGCTCAGCACCAGCACCGACCGCACACCCGCCACCGTGGCGCAGCTGCAGGCGCTGTTTGAGATTGACCGCATCGTGGAGGGCCAGGCCATCACCGACACCGCCGGCACGTTCAGCGACGTGTGGGGCAATGACGCGGTGCTGGCCTACGTGACGCCCAAGAGCCTGCAGGAAATGGGCAGCCAGAACTTTGGCTACACCTACCAGCTGACCGGCCGCCCGGTAGTGGAAGAGGCCTACCTTGACCGCGCCAAAAACTCGTTCATGTACCCAGTGAGCGATGCCAGCCAGGTGGTGCTGACCAGCGCCGACAGCGGCTACCTCATCAAGTCCGCCGTGGCCTGAGCGCCGTGATGCCATGTTTGCCGAAGACCTGAGCGTGTTCATGAACATCGCCGAATTTGCCGAAACCGCCACGCTTGACGGCGCGGTGGTGCACGGCCTGTTTGACGGCGCTTACACCCAGGCCTTTGACGGCATGGCGGCCACTGCCAGTGCCTTTACCCTGGCCAGCGCTGACTGCAGCAGCACCACCACCGCCAGCGTGCTGGTGCATGGTGGCAAAACCTACCGGGTGCGCAGCGTGCAGCCTGACGGCACCGGCATCAGCCTGTTGCTGCTGGAGCGCACCGCATGAGCCACGCACGCCAGGTCATCCGCGACGCCGTGGTGGCCGCACTCAAAGCAGCCGGAACCTTGGCGGGAACGCGCGTGTATGACACCGTGTACGACCCGCGCACCGCCTTCCCAGCGTTGTGTGTGGAAGACGCGGGAGAAGACCAGGCCGTGGTCAACAACTACCACGCGGGCCGGTCCGCCCGCCGCATTGACCGCACGCTAAGCCTGGCCGTTACGGCCGAGGTGCAGCAGGCCAGCAACTATGCCACCACCCGCGACAGCTTGCTGGCGCAGGTAGAAACCGTGCTGGCCAGCCTGGTGATTGCCGGGGTGAAAGACATTGCCCCGGCAGGCTACCGGCCCGACCTGAGTGTGGCCGGCGACCTGCCCATCACCATTGGCCAGCAGCGTTTTGCCATCACCTACACCACCGCGCAGGGCAGCCCTGGCGCCCCCTTGTAAACCATTTTTTTGAAAGAGCAACACCATGTCCACCGCAGAAAACGCCAAGCTTGAATACGAAGCCGGCCAGGCCGCCACCGCCATGAGCGCGCTGACAGATTCGGGCGACAAAACCATTTTCAACAGCGCCGCCAGCCTGTGGTCTGGCAAGACCGGCGCCGCCCCGGTGGTGCGGCCCAATGGCCTGCTGACGGGCGGTGTGATCACGCCAGACGCCACCAACAACGCCGTGAACGTGGCCGCGCTCACCTGCAACCTGGCCGGCGTGGTGACCAGTGTGGGCGCACAAGCCGCCGTGGCCATCACGCGCCCGGCCACCAATGTGGCCAAGGTGTCTTCGGTGACGGTAACCAGCGCCGGGGCTGTGGCCGTGGTGGCTGGCACTGACAGTTTGAGCGCCGCCTTCAGCGAGGTGCGCGGCACTGCAGGCGGCCCGCCGCTAATCCCGGTGGGCAGTATCGAGATTGGCCAGATCCGCCTGGTCACCAGCGCCGCCGCCGCCATCACCACCGACCAGGTGTTTGCCGTGGTGGGCACGCACAGCGAGTGGGCCAATTACCCGCTGTACAACGTGAACTACGACCTGGGCAAAGTGACGTTTTTGAGCGCGCTGCCCGCCATTCACACCGGCAACGTGGCCAAGGGCGTGTATGCCAGCTATGCCGCGCCGATTTTTGCCGAGGTATCACTTGCCAGCGACTTCACCGCGCCCGAGACCAGCCACAGCGTGACCAGCACACAAATCTACGGCACCACGCTGGGCAGCACCAGCAAGAGCCTGGGGCAGGGCGGATTTACAGCTTACCTGGAAGACGGTGTGACCGACGGTCTGGTGGCGAGCAAAGACGCGCTGCTGTGGTTCCGCTTTTACCCGGACCGCTACAAGAGCCCCTACCTGCTGACGCAGGGCAAGCTGGGCATTGCGCGCACCTTCCCGGCCGGTGACACCATCAAGGCGGCGTGCACCATCAGCGCGACCAAGACCGCCACCGAGGTGGCTTGATGAGCTTTAACGCCGAGGCCTTCACGGCCGCCGAGTTCACCGCCCGCACCGAGAGTGTGACGGTGCCGCAGCTGGCCGAGTTTTTTGCCGAGGGCACGCCGCCCGTGTTCACGGTGCGGGGCCTGAGCGCCAGCGAGCTGCAGCGCGCCATCGAGGTGGGCACGCGCCAGAACGGCATCGACACGGTGATCAAGGCCATCAGTTCGCAGAAGGACCAGGTGGCGCAGATCCGCAAGGCGCTGGGCATGAATGCCGACGTGCCGGGCGAGATTGCCAAGCGTATGGAGATGCTGGTGCAGGGCTGCGTGGCGCCGAAGCTGACCCATGCCGCGGCGGCCAAGCTGGCCGAGGTGTGCCCGATCGAATTTTATGACATCACGAACAAGATCACACTGCTCACCGGCCAGGGGGGCAGCCGGGTAAAGCCGCCGCCCTCTTCGCAGCCGGCGTAGGCCTGGTGCCCTCGCTCCAGCTGTGCGAGATGCGGGGAGGGTTTTTATACCAGCACCGGCCTGATCTTTTTCCGCAGGGGTTTTTGACCCCTGACGAGCTGGCCGTGTGGAGCCTGTGGTACGAGCAAAAGGAGCAGCTACTTAGCTGATTGACACGTGGCTGACATCACCAAAGCGGTAGAGATCATTTTTGGCGTGGTGGACAACACCGGCAGCGGGTTGTCGAGCGTGGGTGCGGGCATCAGCAACTTTGCCGACCAGGCGCAAAGCGCCATCAGCCCGCTCAACAAGATGGCCGATGCCGTCAAGCTGACCGACACCGCCATTGTGGCGCTGGGGCTGGCGTTTGGTGGCGCGGCGCTGAACGCCGCCGGGCAGTTCAACGGCAAGATTGCCGAAGTGGGCACGCTGTTTGGCGGCACCACCGAGCAGGTGAAGACTTTCCGCGACGGCGTGGTTGACTTTGCCAGCGACTCCACCAAGGGGTTGGACGACATCACCGGCGCGCTGTACACCGCCGTATCGGCCGGGGTGGCCTGGAGCGACGCGGTGGGCTTTGTCAGCACCTCGGAAAAGCTGGCGGTGGCAGGCCAAGGTGACCTGACCAGCAGCACCAATGTGCTGATTGGCAGCATGAACGCCTATGGCGCGGCCGCTGACGAGGCCGGCCATTACAGCGACATTTTGATGCAGACCGTGCTGCTGGGCCAGACCACGCTGCCCGAGCTGGCCCAAAGCCTGGCCATGGTGACCAGCACCGCCGCGGCCGCCGGCATCAGCTTTGCCGACGTGAACGCCGCCGTGGCCGCCCTGACTGCCGCCGGTGTGCCCACCAGCCAAGCCATGACGGGCATTCAGGCGGCGATCAGCAACATCATCAAACCGACCAAGGATGCGCAAGAAACCGCCGCCGGGCTGGGCCTGAAGTTTGACGCTACCGCCCTGGCCAGCAAGGGTTTTGACGGCGTGCTGAAAGAGGTGTACACCACCACCGGTGGCAATGTTGAAGTGATGGCCAAGCTGTTTGGCAGCATGGAGGGCCTGAAGACCGCCACCGCGCTAGGCGCCGACAAAGCCGGTGTGTATGCCAAGGCGCTTGACGCCATGGCCAATAGCGCGGGCTCTACCGACAAGGCGTTCCAGGTGCTGGCGCAGAACTGGGATGCGCAGCTGAAAAACATGACGACAAACTTCGACTTGTTCATGGTTTCAGTGGGCACCAAGCTCAATGAGAATGGAGAATTTGCCGGACTACTCAAGAGCATGACCGACATCTTGAAGAACGTGCGCTTTAGCATCGACGCGGGTGCTTTCGACAGCGTGTTCGACACCCTGCAGGGCCTGGCCACGCGCCTGAGTGACTTCATGGCCGGCATTGCCAAAAACCTGCCGGCCGCGCTGGAACAGGTTGACTTTTCCAAGTTCAATGCCGCGCTGGTGAACCTGGCCGACAGCCTGGGCGGCATGTTTGACGGCGTGGACTTGAGCACCCCTGAGGGCCTGGCCGACGCCATCCAGCTGGTGGTTGACAGCATTGCCAACTTGCTCAACCAGGGCGCCGGCATTGCTCAGGTGTGGGCCAATTTGATTGAAAAAGCATTGCCGCTGGTCAAGATTTTTAGCGACATGAGCCAGGAGTCGGCAACGGCCAGCGGCAAGCTGTTGGGCCTGGGCGATGTGCTGAACGTGCTGCTGCCCGGCCTGGGCGCCCTGGGCAGCGCCATTGGCTCGGTGGGCAGCGGGTTGGAATTATTGGCCGGTGCAAGCTTGCTGAAAACCGTGACCGGCATGGGCAGCATGAGCACCGCTGCTGGTGTGGCTGGCACTGCTGCCGCGGCATTGGCTACCGCGCTGGGGCCGGGCGTGCTGTTGGGTGCGACAGGTGCTGCCGGATATGCCGTGGGCACGGTGCTTAACACCGCCATCAACACTGCCGTGAAAAGCCTGACCGGATCGGGCAGCCTGGGTGGGCTGATTTATGACCTGACGCACGACACCGACGAATTAGCCAAAGCGGCCCCGGTAGGTGCCGACGGACTGAAAAAAATTGGCGATGCCGCCAGCGATGCCGCAGACCCAACCAAGCGCCTGCGCGACGAGGTGATGGAGCTGCGCAGCGCAGCTACCGACACCAGCAAATTCATCACGCCCTACAACGACGCCCTGGTGACCGCCGGCATTGCCGCCGGCGAGGCACGGCTGAAAACAGAGTTTCTGGCGCAGGCGCAAAAAACGCTGAAAGACCCAACGCTTGAAAATAAAACCGCGCTCAATGAGCTGGCCGCCACCTACAAAGACACCGCCACCTGGGCAGGCCACACGGCCGACGCCAGCAATACCATCAAGACGGCCTATGAGCAGCTGTACCCGGTGGTGGCTGCCAACAATGACCGGCTCAAGACCAGCGCCGGTGTCATGGAAGAGCTGGGCAAAAAAACCGACCTGACGAACAAGGACCTGCTTGAGCTGGCCAAGCTGACCAAGGATGCCGAGGTGAAGCTTGCCGCGCTGGCCAGCAATGAGCGCATCAAGAACATCGAAGCCAATGTCAGCCTGAACATTGCCAACTTGGAAGCCAACACCAAGATTGCCACAGCACTGATCGAGGGCATCAGCAACACCATCACCAGCACCGGGGATGTGCTCGGCGGCTTGTTTGGCCAGTTCAAAGACTTTGATTCCATGGGCTTCAGCCAGCAGTGGAAAATTCAAGATCAAATCGACATCGAAAACAAATTACGACAGGATGCTTTTGACCTGCAAAAGAGATTGACGGATGCGCAAATAGATATGATGCAGGCACAAACAAACGCACTGGTAAATGGCGACAGCCTGATCAAGATCGACGGCTCCGGCCTGGCGCCGCACCTTGAGGCCTTCATGTGGGAGGTGCTGAAGGCGGTGCAGGTCAAGGTGAACAGGGACGGCCTGAAACTGTTGCTTGGGGTGTAGCCATGAGAATCGTTTTATCAGCCATCACCTTTGACCCGGTTGGCGTGGTCGCCATCAACACCGTGCCAAGGCAAACATTTGGCGAGAGCCGCCGACGCATGAACCGGGTAGCTACGCTGGACGGAGGCAGCGTGTTCAACGATTTTGGATTTTCCGAGAGCGACCGCACGGTGAAGCTGGCCTGGGAACCGCAAAGCGCCCAGGACGAAGCCGCCATCGAGAGGCTGTTGATGCTGTACACGCAGCTGCACCTGGCGACGCCGAAGGGATTTTTTGTGGTGGCGCCCGAGGTCTACACACCGGGCGATGCCGAGTCGACGCTGAACCTGTTGGTGGTTCGCAAATTGAGTTAATTTTTTAGGAGTATATATACATGCCCGCACCTAGTGTTCAAACCTACAGCGTAGCCGCCAAAGTGGCCAGCAATACATCTTTTCGCGACCTGCTTGATGCGGGCGTAGCCGCCGGGTCCATCAATATCCGCGATGCAGCCGATGTGCTGCTAGCGAAGATTCCACTGACCGACCCGTGCGGAACGGTAAATGGCGCCACCGGCCTGCTCACCATTACCCCGAACGGGCGCGACGAGAGCGCCGACGCATCGGGAACAGCCGCCTATGGCGAGTTTTGCGACAGCGCCGGGCTGGTGCACTTGAGCCTGCCGGCGCAGGCGGGCGGTGTGGCGGTGATCGGCAAGGTGGTGCTGAACACGTTGACCGTGGTGGCCGCCGGACCGGTCGAGGTGGTCAGCGTGACCATCGACTAAGGGGGCGCCATGACGTTCATCATTGCCGACCGGGTCAAGGAAACCAGCACCAGCACTGGCACGGGCGACATCACGCTGGCTGGGGCCATGACGGGTTTCAGTGCGTTCAGCGCGCGTTGCGCCGTGGGTGACACACTGTACTATGCCATTCAGGCGGTGGATGCGGGTGGCACGCCCACGGGCGAATGGGAGTGCGGCCTGGGCACCTACAGTGCAGCCAATACCCTGACGCGCACCACCGTCACCAGTAGCAGTAGCAGCGATGAGGCGGTGAGCTTTGAGGCGGGCACCAAGCAGGTGTTCATCTCTATGCCCGCGGTGCAAGTCGCCGCGGCAGTCGAGAGTGTGATCACGCTAGTTGTATCTGATGAGACGACGGCGTTGACGACGGGTGCGGGAAAAATGACAGTCAGGACGCCGTTCGCAATGACGCTCACGGCGGTGCGAGCCAGCGTGAACGCAGCGCCAACAGGCTCATTGCTGACCGTCGACATCAACGAAGCCGGAACTTCGATCCTGTCCACCAAGCTGACGATTGACGACTCGGAGAAGACCAGCACCACGGCCACCGCGGCCGTGGTTATTAGCGACCCAGAGCTGAGCGACGACGCGGAGGTGTCAGTCGACGTTGACACCGTCGGCTCCACGTTCGCCGGGGCCGGGCTCAAGGTCTACCTGATCGGCCGGAAATTAAATGCGTTCGGGATTAGGGCTGCTTATGCCATATTCGGCTATGGCACCACGGGCGGCACCAATGCTGTATCGACGACCAACCTCGTCTCTAGCGCGGGCGTTGTTGTGGCTGACACAACTGGGGTCGGCTCAATAAGGTATGGTCTGGCCGCAGCAGGCTACGGCGTTGGCCGCGCTATATTTGGCTACGGATACAACGCCACGAACGGCCAGATGTCTACGACCAACCTGGTCTCCAATACCGGTGTTGTTGCAGCTGACACAACCGGCGTTGGATCGGTAAGGATTTACCGCGCCGCTGCAGGCTACGGCACCGACAAAGCCATATTCGGCTACGGTAGCTTCACATCCACGACCAACCTGGTCTCCAATACCGGTGTTGTTGCAGCCGACACAACCGGCGTTGGCACTGCACGGCGCCAGCTGGCCGCTGCAGGCTACGGCGCTGACAAAGCCATATTCGGCTATGGCTACAACGATGATGTCTACATCAATGTATCGATGACCAACCTGGTCTCCAATACCGGCGTTGTCGCAGCTGACACAACCGGTGTCGGCACCGCACGGTACAACCTCGCCGCAGCAGGCTACGGCACCGACAAAGCCATATTCGGCTATGGCACTACGGGCGGCACCAGCGCAGTATCAATGACCAACCTGGTCTCCAATACCGGTGTTGTTGTAGCCGACACAACCGGCGTTGGCACCGCCAGACATGGCATCGCTGCGGCGAGCATCGGCACCGGCAAAGCCATATTCGGCTATGGCGCTACGGGCGACGGCACCAACGCAGTATCAATGACCAACCTGGTCTCCAATACCGGTGTTGTCGCAGCTGACACAACCGGTGTCGGCACCGCACGGAGCCTGCTGGCCGCTGCGAGCATCGGAGCATAAACATGGCAAGACTCAATTCAGAATTCAACTACCGTTACCAGGTCCTCGGCGAAACTGTCTGGGCCAAGATCAAGACGCTGCAGGAGTTTCTCGGGGGCCGCAAGCGCGCAGCGGTGCTGGAACAGGTGGCAGCACTCAAGTATCAAGCGAAACTTGCAGAGCTGCAAGACCTGAAAAACAACGACGCACGGCCCTGTTTGATCCTCAACCTAACAGCCGAAATCCTGGAGTTGGAATCGTTTCACACCGTGCAGGAGGAGTCATTCCGTCAGAATGAGGAAGAGATCGCCTGTCTTGAGCGCTTGCTGAAAGAGTACTCTGATATTGCCGAACCGACGCGCATCCCGGGCTACACCGACGAACAGATGTTCGAGGCCAACGCCGCCAACGAGTTCACCGCCGTGGTCGGGCGCGAGATCCAGGCCGAAATTATCGCCAACGGCAGGCCGTCACCAGCCAAGCTGCACAACGCCATGAGCAACCCGTTCACCTTCCGGGCACTGCAAGAAGTCGGCCTGATACCGGCAGACGCTGTGCTGCTGTCGCCCAACAACGACCCGCTGCGCATCAGCCTGGTGGCACCTGAGCAGCAAACGCTCATTGGGCCGTAAGCCATGAGCCTGGGCAGTGCATCCATTGGTGAGTCCGCCCTAGGTGCGCCGGCTGATAGTGGCGTTCCTTACCCGTTGGCGCGCATTGAAGCGACCGGCCCGCTGGGGGCTGGCGCGGTGCTGGGTAACATAGTTATTGTGGTCCGCACGGACGCCACCGGACCGCTGGGGTATGGTGCGGTGCTGGGTAACACGATTATTGTGGGCAGCATGGCCGCCACCGGCCCACTGGGTTCTGGTGCTGCGCTGATTAATCATGACTTCAGCGCCGCGCTGGGCGATGCTGTTACCCGTTGGGTAATGGACTTGATCACGCCAACCGGCACGGTGCGCGTGCCCATCAGCAGCTGGCAGGCGACGCTGCAAAGCGGGTCGAGCAGCTATGTGCAATGTGTGGTGCCCGCCTGCTTGAATTGGGTGAACGTCATCAACGCCGCGACCGAATTTGTGATTTTCCGGTGTGCCGACGTGCCAGGCACGGCGCTGACCATCGAGTACGAGATGGCCCGCTCTGCTACTGAGCAGGCACGGTACAACCAGGGTCCGCAGCGCTACACCTGCACCATGAGCGGCTACCCTGACGCCTTCGCATCCAGCATCGACCCACCTGTGGCCTACGACCGCCAGCTTGCAGGGGTGCGCTCTATCAGCAGTGGCTCTGGTTTGCGGGTGCGATGCGCCATTGACTGGCTACTGCGACCAGGACATCGGGCTTATGTGGGTGCGGTGCCTTTTGTGGTGCGCTACATCAATTACTATGCGCTTGAGTCAGACGGCTATATGGACGTGGGGGAATAATGGGCAAGGGTACCATTGCCAGCGGCGGCACGGACGGGTTGTACCAGGTGACGCTTGACTATGGTCAGGCGGCGCGTGATGCGCGGCTGGCAAAAATCAATTCCGATCTGGCCGCGCTGGTGAGCAAGATAGCCGCTGCACAATCCTCGTTGGACGCGCAGCAGGCAATTGAGGATGCTCAAAAGGTGGTGGTGGATGCGGCGATTGATGCTTACATCACAGTGAGCAATACGCCGGAAGCTCCCGCATCAGCGCTTGAAAATACCTTGAAAAATTACACTGATGCTGCAACGGCATTGGCAAAAATAAAAGGCGATACCGCAGCCCTGCGTATCCCGTTGGATGTGCTGAAATCTGAACAGGCGCAGCTCAAAAAAGATCAATCGACATGGACTGCGTTGGTTTTGACAGAGACCGTATCCGCATGGTGCGCCGACCTGACCGAAGACGCCAGCGGCCAGGTGGCGACCATTGAAATCCCCGGTGAAAACAAGTTGGTGCTGATTGCGCCTGCCGCACCCGCACCCGGCCCGGCAGACGGCCTGCTGACGGCGCGCGAGGTGCAAAGCCAGGAGCAGGTGTTTTGGAACGCCGCGGTGTTGCCGGGCTGGCAGAAATACAAACCCACTTACCGGCGCGGCACCATCACGGCGATTGACTACGACGCCGACACGGCCAATGTGACGCTGTTCGATGACGTGTCGAGTGCGCAGCAACTGCCGATCAACCAAACGGCCAATTTAACCGCTGTGCCGGTGGATTACATGCAGTGCGACGCCGAGGCGTTTGATGTGGGCGATGTGGTGGTGGTGAAATTTACTGGGCAGGATTGGGCCAACCCGAGGGTGATTGGGTTTTGTGACAACCCGAAGGAATGCGGCGCGGCTGCGGGCTGGTTTTTCAGCGGTGCGCCGGGCAGTTATGGTGACTGGTCGCACGGGCGCGGGGGGGGGGATTACGAGTGGACCGCCAGCAGCAGCAAACGGGGCGGCAATGTGTCTTACACCAGCGCGCTGGGCACGGTGTCATGGTGGGGGTCGCAAGGCATCACCTGCGGATCGTTGACGCCTTCCACGGGTGGCTCTGTGTTTTACCGGGGCTTGAACATTGGCGTGGGCGGCCTGGTGCTGGGCGCGGCCCTGGCCAAGGTGGGCAATACCAAATACATTGTGGTGCTGTCGCTGGTGACGTACTTGAACGCTTATGTGCTCATCAAGGTCCACGCCACCACGCTGGCCGCCGCGGTGATTCAGAGTTTCCCGGTGCCAGCTGGGGAAATTGCCTTTAGCTGGAATGCGGTGGCGGGAAAATATGCGTATGCCAAAGCACCCGTGTTTTTTGATGAGTTGACCGGGCTGAAAGGTGCCACACTGGTGTACCTTGATGGTGTTGACGACGCCCGGCCACGGACTTGCGAGTATGTGGTTAACGCCGACCTGACCGGCGCGACACGGACCGTGGGCGCGCCGCTGTACATTGGTGAGGGGTCGAGCTCACCCGATAGCTATTCACAAACGCTGCGTATTTATGCCGCTGCTTATTACGATGTTGCCGGGGACTTGCAGACGGCTTATGCTGAGTGCACCAGCGCGGGTGGGGAGACTTTTACCGAGACCTTGGATGGTGATGGCTACACCATCTATGCATTGCACACCTACACCGGGGCTTGGACCGGGAGTGTCGTTTGTGGCAGCGAGACTTGGTGGACAGGCACGTCGTCGCTCATATGGACCTACACGCTAGAGCAGCAATTGGCTTACCCCGTATGGTCGCTCAGGACCACAAACCGCGGCGTTAGTTTGGATGGCGTGGCCGATATGGGCATGGACCCCAGCGACAAGTTGGGCTACAACGTGCGCGGGTTCGGCTTTAATGTGTTGTGCCTTGACCCAAGAAACCCCAAGAGCCTGGTGGTTGAGGGCCTGTTTGGCAGCGGAGAATACATTTTTACCGAGCGAATGGACAACCCGGCGCCGGATGTTTTTTACTTCACCAATACCACTGTGGCAGACGCTGCGGCCAATGACTACAAGGCTGTTGGCGAGGCGAGCGTGGTCATTTTGACGGATGCCTATGAGCATACGGCAACGATGGACAAAGGCTCACCCAGCGGGGCCATGACGGCTGATTATGCAGGCCCGGTGATTGCGCTTGGGGTGGTTGACATCAGCGCCGCCGGCTTTTCCAGGGGCGGCTATGTGTCGGAATTGTTGTCACACTGCAACGCTGTCAACAAGACCAATGTGGTACTGTTGGTGCCAGCCAAATTAGGCAGCCCGTTTGTGATGGTGGCCACTGATTTCACGCCCGCCACCCTGCTGGGTGCCAGCGGGCTGGCGCTGCCCACCAGCATTTACAGCGGCACGTCATTGCTGGTTGGGGTAATTGCGTAGGGCTAAATCGTGCAGCTTTTTTGAGACTTTGCACAGCAAAAGCGGCACCCTTGCCGCATGGCATTTACCACCACCGACCTCGCGGCCATTGATGCCGCCATCGCCTCAGGCGAATTGACCGTTCGCACCGCGGACGGCAAACAAGTCACGCTGCGCCAGATACGCCGAGGTAGCGATCCAGGTCAATCAGATTCTGGACATTAAGGAGGCGCGGCAACCGCCAAAAAAATGATGCGAAACTACTGGATATTAGACAGTTGTCTAATAAAACGTCCAATAAAGCAAAAAGCCGGCTATTGTTTATGTAGCGGGCTTTTTAGTGGCTATGAGCCTTGTAAGTGGCTCCTCGACCTGGGCTCGAACCAGGGACCTACGGATTAACAGACGGCCAGCCGATGTACCCGCCAGACCGCATGGATGCTGGATTCTTTGAAATTTTTGTCTAATATTTTTTGTGTATGGACTATGGGACTAGCTAGGGGAATTGTGAGTTTTTGGGTCTCAGACTACTGGATATTAGACAGCGCGCGGTGGCTCGGATGCTGCCCGGTAGCCAGCAAAAATAGCGCCCACGCCGCCGGGTGCAGCTTGTTTTTGCCATTTTCGGCGTCCTGCCATCCCCTACGGCTGTAGCCGATCATATCCGCGGCCTGCTGCTGGGTCAGCTTGGCGTTAAACCGCGCGCCAAAGATGTCATCCAGTGTGGGTTGTTTGGGGTCGAGCAGGGAGATCATGCGGGCCTCAAATCAGGATTGCGCGTGAGCCAGGCCCAAGCCCCGCAACGCTCGAAGTCGCCCAGCCAATCCACCGGACCATCGTAGGCCGCGATGCTGGGGTGCACCGCCACCGCGCACCAGGGCGTGCCGGTCTGCTGCAGGCCCGTCACGCTGCCGAACGCACTGGTCAGCATACCCCATAGCGCCGTGCCCTGACGTGAGCGTTGCGCTACGCCAAATGTCACCAGCGGCATGGTCTTGCCCGCGTGCGGCTGGCCCTGCTGGTGCGGCCCGACGGGCGCCACCACGGTTACCACCAGCCCGCCGTCTTGCACAAATGCCTGGGCGGAAAAATGGCTGATCGACGGCACCGGCAGGGCGTGTGTTTTTCCGCTGTTGATGGTGGACGGCAGCCAGTCGGCCAACAGCTGCGTGACTTCGGGCGCTACGTCGGCCCGCTTGGTTCGGGCGACGTGGCCGGTGTTGATGGTGATGTGGTTGATGAACGTCACGACTTTGATCGAAGCTCGACGGGAATGTGTTTAAGCACCCGCTCCGGTCCGAAAATCACGTAAGAACTTTTGTAAATCGCGATTGACATCGCATACGCCGCAGCTTCTGCCGGATCACGCCCAGCGTGAGTTGTTGAAAATGTTCGCCCTGTGCCGGTTTTGTGATCGCAGCAATAGCGTCCAGGCATTGACGCCATCTCTGTGATTGTGATGATTGTTGTCATTTTTGAGTTGCTTGGAAATGATAAGCAATCAGCATGCGATTGAATGAGTCTGTCTTTTCTGCTTTTTCAATCCAAAGCGGTGCAATATCGTCAGCGCCGCTATCAATAGAAATTTGAGCTTGCTGGCGGTCTGCTTCTGCTTCCGCTTGTGTTTGAACAATGATGTCAGCAACACTTTGATCAACAAGATACTCAACGCCGTCGACGGTTACTGTGGCTTGTGTCATTTTGCTTCTCCTGCCTGCTACCCGAGGCGTAGGGGGTTGGCTTGATTGCCTGCCCATGAGTCATATTTTAAGCACGTTAAATGTGCTTTGCAACAACTATTTAAATTATTTTCTAGGTGTTTACCCTAGCCCATCGCCACAAGGTTGGCCGTAGCCGTCTCCCGCCACCTTTGCTTGACGTAGATCTCGGTGGTGTGCTTGTCCTCGTGGCCGCAGAGCTGCTGGATCTGCTCGATCGGGATGCCTGCCTGCCACATGTCGGTGGCGCCCTTGCCCTTCAGGTCCCGAAAGCCAAACGACGGCATGGCGTCTTGCCCGGCAGCCTGGCGCAGTTTGTTGGCCTTGGTGATGCTGCGTTTGAGCATGGCGCTCAGGCCATCGTAGCTGTACGCCTCACCCAGGCGCGTGCGCACAATGGGTTGCTTGAGCTTGGTGACGGTGCCCATGCCCTGGCGGATCAGGCCGTCAAGCTCGGGCGTGAGCAGTACCTTCATCCACTTTTTGGTCTTGCCCTGGCGAAAGTGCAATTTTCCCTGGCCGTCTTCGGTCAGCAGCACCTCGGTGGTCCAGGTGATGATGTCGCTCTCGGGCCGCTGCAGCGTGCGGTAGGTCAGCTCCATCATCAGCCGCACCGACTTGTGCGCTACCGCCCACACATCGCGGTATTCGTCGTGCGTCACATAGCGGTCGCGCTTGGCCTCGGGGTTGCGCTTGATGCCACTGGCGCGCAGGCAGGGGTTGATCTTGAGGCCCGGCACCTTGCCAGTGCGGATCAGCCAGCTCATGCAGCTGCTTAGGGCAGCTTTTTCACGATTGGCGGGTACCGGGCGGCCCAGCTCGGCGTTGGTGTCCAAGAAATCTTGCACCATGTCGGGGTCCAGGTCCAGCGGCGTCATGGGCGGCGCGAAGAAGATGCGCAGCGCGCCTGGCTTGGCGGGTGTGATCGGGTTTTTGGCGGTGGCCACGCGCTCAGGCGTGCCCTTGATGGCGTTGGTGTAGTCGTCCAGCGTGCGCGGCGACAGGGTTTTGGCCTCGACCTTGGCCGCGCAGTGCACCAGGAACATGTCGAGCCAGTACACCAGTGTGCCAAATTCGCCGTCGGGGTCGTTGAACAGCCGCGCCTTGCGATTGGCGTCCATCTTGTCGGCGCCCAAACGCTCCCAGCGGCCGTCGCGGTGCACGTAGTAATACGCACCGTGCTTGGCGTACACGCGGGGCTCCAGCCCGGTGTCGGTTGATTTGCGTTTGCGGCCCATGGCGGCCATGTTACGCCGCTGCCCGTTGTTTGCCAAACAGCGCGACCAGCGCGGCCCGGTTGGTGTGCACCGGCGTGGTGTTGGTGGGCAGGGTGTCGATCTGCCTCAGGCCCGACAGCACCGATTCGGCATGCGCCCGCATCACCAGCGGCCGGCCGTTGGGTTTGGTGGTGACGGTCAGGCCCTGGGCGCGCAGGTAGCGCACCTTGGCGGCGTTGTTGACCAGGCCGGCGCAGATGTCGTCGACTTCCTGGTCGGTGTACCAAGGGGTCGTAGTCTGTCCAATATGTTGTTCATTTCCACCACTCATAGCCTTCTCCATCGCAGTGTTCGCAGGGCCGAAGGTGTGGCGGGTCATTTTTGCTCCAATGAAGTTTGCGGGCACTTGCCAAATGCCCGAACGCACACGTCGACGTCGATCAACCCAACCGCTCCGGTGAGCCAGATCAGCACGACAAACCAGCCGATGTATTTCATGATTCGACCCCCATCAGACAAGCGGCCTTAAACCCAGCCTGAGCCACCGCCGGCGCGACAGCGGCGGAGGTGGCTACTGGCTGCTCACCGGCCCCGTCGATGCCCTGCGCGTCAGCGCCTGGATTGGTTTCCTCTTGCGCTTGCATCGCAGCGGCGATTTGGGCCTTGGCTTCGGCTTCGGTCGTTTTTGGCTTCTTGCCCCCGCGCCCCTTGGCTTGCGCAGCAGGGGTTCCTGTGATGGGAGATTTTTCAGGGGTGATCACCTTGACCTGGTCGGTCACCCTGAAACTTTCCTTGTCCTGGCCAGCCTGCACCAGCACAGTCAGCCAGCGCGGCATCAAGCCACGGCCAGTCCAGGTTTCACCATTGGGGCCACGGTAGCCGATGGCGGTGATGTCGTGGCCAGTGCTGCCTTTGAGCTGGGCTTTAAGATTTTTGAGTTCGGCGGCGTATTCGTCTTGCACTGTGTAGCGCGTGTCGCTGGCCATTTCGTCAAGGTCAACCCCCACCTCTTTTGCGAGCGCGTTCAGCAGCGTTGGCTCACAAGGTTCGGAATAGAAATATCCAGGGCAGTCGTCCAGCACCATAAACAAAGCCAGCGCCTGATATAGGCTGGCAGAGTCACAACGCTGCACATGCAAGCGCACCTGGGTGGTCTGTGCGTCTTGCACGCCGCCGGTTGTTTTGCTATCTTCCGGCTTCATCAGATCCAGACCAAACACCTTGGCAATGGTGGCGGTAGCTCTCATTTCTTTCACTTGGCGCAACCACCATGCTCGAAGCAGGCCGCCACATACCAGTTTATCTGCCACCGCGTCATCGCAGTCATGCACCACGTCGGCCAGTACCTCAAACGCGTCTTCTCGGAAGCGCTTGGTGATCTCTTTCTGCATTTTGTCCTGCAGCCGTTTGATGTCGCCTTCGATGTCGTCTTTTTTGGCCGCCTTGACTCCCGCTGCCTTCACCAGCCCGCGGGCCAGCAGCATGGCCTCGGCCTCATCGGTGGGAACGGCGGCAATGAGTTCCCTGGTCCAGGGGTTCTCGATCAGCACGGGCGCCGGGGCATCGTCGCCCAGCAGGGCACCCAGCAGGCGCGGCTGGCCGTCGATGGTATCTTCACGCACTTGGGTCAACGGACTATAGCCGTCGATGTAGTCGCCGTCCGGGTCGCAGATGTCGACCGCATCATCGCCGTCAATCAGCGTCATGCCGCGCTTTTCAGCGGTGGCCACGATGTTGGCGCGGTGGCAGGCTATCTTGGCCCGGAAACAAGCCGGGTCGGTGCAGATGTCCACACTCTGCACGTCGGAAAACAGATCCGGGTTGGCGCCGGTGCGCTTCGGGCAGGTGGCGCAGTTGCCGGCGGAAGGTATCAGCTGCGAGTCGGAAATATTGAATGCGGCCCGGTCCAGCTTGAGCATCACATTGGCCTGCAGCCAACTGGAAAATGCACGCAGGCTGCACACCTCGCCCCGGTAGTCCACCCGCGTAGCCTCGGCCAGCGCCTTGGTTTGCAGGATTGTGTCAGGGATACGGGCGATGAGCAGCGCCCGGCTGGCGTCGATCTGGCCGGCGCGCATGGCCTCTTTGCATTCCATGCTCAGGGCGAGCAGCTTGAGGCGCCCAAACACGTAACTGCGGCTTCGCTTGATGCGGTCGGCTAGCTCATTAGCCGTCATGGGCGCGGCGGTCATGAGCTGTTCATAGCCCTGGGCTTCTTCCAGCGCGGTCAGGTCTTTGCGCTTCAAGAAGCTGATCAGCTGGATTTCCATGACTTGGGTATCGGTCAGGTCCCGGATCATGGCCGGGATGGTGTCCACACCGCCCTGACTGCTGCCACGCCAGCGGCATTCGCCCTCGACAATTTCGTGGGTGACACCACGATCGGTATCGGCCACACGGTGGCCTGGCAGGGGCCGCACCAGGATGGGCTGGATCACGCCGGTGGATTGGATGGACAAGGCCAGCTCGGAGATCCAGGCCGGGTCAAAAATGGTGCGCGGATTTGTCGTGCTGGGGACCAGCGCGGCGCATTTGAGAGTAGCGAATGTGTTTTGCATGGTGGCTCCAAAAAGTTCAGCATCCAACGCCCACGCTGGCAATATGCTTATTGCCATCGTTTCGGTAGTAGCTGTGGCGCGGCGGCGCGTACACTGCGTGATCGATGTCGTAGCCGCGCGGCGGCACCACTTGCAGCTCGGCGCGGTCGGATTCGCGTTCTGCTACACGCTTGTGGCGCGCCAATACGCGGCAGCCGGTGCTGGTGACGGTAAGCGTCATGGGTCGCCCCTTGCCGCGGGTATAGTCGCTGGTCAGCAGATTCAGTGCCAACAGCTCATGGTGGGCGCGGCGCAGGTAAGTTTGGCCAAGGCCGGTCAGTGCTCGGAGTTCGGCCAGCGTCATGGTGCCCACGGTACGCAGGGCATCGAGCACCAGCGCCTGCTGCGGCGTGAGGGTGGTTAAGTAACTGCCGGCCATAGCTTAGCCCCTGGCCGCGTTGCGCACTCGGTGCACCGCATCGATGTCAACACCGCCCGGAGCGGCGTCGATGTGCACGCCCCACTGCTGGTGCGTGCGGGCGATTATTTCCAGAGCCGCACTTTGGGCTGGGCTGCATGGGTTGCCCACGGCGGGCTTCCAGCTGCTGTGAATTGACACGGCACCGTTGGGCGTGTCGGTCAAGGTCAGGGTGATGGTTGGCATAAAAATAAGCTCCGTTGGAGTTAATGGGTTTGCGCGCTTTTGGGCGCTTTTGGAAGCACTTGCAGAGTGTTGACGTGGGCGTGCATTTCGGCCCCGGCATGGCGACCGCCGCCCTCGATCAACACCAGCTTGGTCAGCTCCACCTGCAGCACGGCGCCGGGGGTCAGGTCATTGCCGCACTGGCACCAGAAGCCCAGCGCGTCGTCACCCAGGTAGGTAATGCGCCAAGGCACCATCATGTTGTGGCCGGGGCGACTGTAGGCCAGCAACTGCACGGCAAAGGTGCCGTCCTGGCGCGTCATGGCCTGTGGCTTGGTTTTGTTGGCCAGGTAGAGCTGCCCGGTGTATTTTTCAGATGTGCTCATGACAGCGTTGCCAGCAGACCCCAGAGCAGCTCGGCATAGTGCTCGGTGCCAAAGCTCACGAATATGCTCACCGTACCCACCACAGTAACCACACTGATCAGCCACAGCAACAAGGTGCGCCCCATTGCCATGTTTTCGTCATGGCTCAGAGGCTGGCCGCCGTCGTAGTCAACGGGCGGCAGGCGCACATTACCCGCCTCGGGAGGCACGGTGCCAGCGCGGGCCTGGCAGTTGGCTCCGCGGGTGCAGGTGCCAAAATCATCACAACAGTTTGTCATGATTTTTTCTTGTTTTTTGGTGCGGGCTTGTCGTCATGGACGTATTCGATCGGCAGTACACCAACTGTGCTGCTAATCATTTGGTAGGCCGATTCACGGATCCGGCCAAGGTGGTATTCGAGTACTGCAATGCGTTCATGCAACACGCCGATGTAGCGGTCGTTGTCGGCCAGTTGTTCGATGGCCTCTGATTTGAAAATTTCGAGCATTTCAACATTGCTCATGGCTGCACCTGTGCCGTGATGGTTTTGTGACCGCGCTTGGTCTCGCACATAATCTGGTTTTTGTGTGTGGTCTCGGACCAGGCTGCATTAGGGCCACAAACGGCCTGAGCCGCACGAGCAAAGCGCATGTCTTCGGCCAGACCGGCCTGGTGGCGGGTGTCGCCTTGCTCGGTCTCGGCGTCAAAGTTGGCGGCCAGGTACAGCCAGGCGCCGATGACAAAAATGGCCAGCAGCGTGTTTAGGATGCGGTGGGTGATCATGCGGTCACTCCAAGTGGGCCAACCCTACCGATCAGGGCTGTCAAATCGTCAAAGTTGGCCACCAGCCACAACCAGGCGACTACCACGGCCATGGCCGCCAGGAGATTGATGAGTCTTTTGATGCTCATGATGTCAACCCATAAGCCTTAAGGGCATCAATCGCATCAGTGATCAGGTGATCCGGCAAATAGCTGTCGGCGCTGTGCGGCGTCACTGCCGGGTGGTCGCACACTTCGAGCAAGATCGCGGCCAGGGCAGCAAGCACAACGCGCTCCCTGTTTGCGATGGGTGTATCCACACCGACTCGCCCAGCAACTGGGCCACCTACACCGACCGCCTGGGGCGACTGGCCTCCTACAAGATCGTAACTTGACTGCATTTTTCACTCCATGCCCGCTGCGGAATGGCGGGATGAGTGAAATTCTACACTCGTAGATTAATAGTCGTCAACAAGTGTAGAAATATATTTTCAACATGTCATAAAAAACCCGCCGAAGCGGGTTTTAGGCACTGACGAAAGCGGAATCTAGAGAGTGCAGACGGCGATGGGGCGGTCATCACCCAAGGGGGAAAACATTTTGATCTGCCAGCCGAGAAGAGGTCGCTCTGGTGTGCGGGCTGCTTGAGCGGCGGTAGCACATGCGACTCGGGCAGCCGATAAACTGCCTGGAAAGGTGGCGTCAATGTAGCTGTTGGACCATAGATTGACGTGCAAATCGCAAGAGGTAGCGCCCGCCAAACGCAAGCGCGCGCACACCTGGTCAAATACCTGCTGGGTGTCTGGCATTTTTTATGTCGGCGTTTTTGCCGCTGCTGCCCATTTGCGCTCTTGTGCTGCCTGGTCTTTGGCAATGCGCGCATTGGTTTCGCGCGTAACGGCTTCGACTCGTTTCATGTGGTCGCTAGGCCTGGTGGCAAGTTCATACACACCCAGCAAGGCGATCAGCACCATGACGGTTACCAAAAACCACATTGTCATTTTGATCACGATGCACCTCTTGTTAGTGGCAGTGCCGGGTACCGGCTTTAACGTCACGGTGACAGCCGTTTTTGTCAGTGCGGCCGCTGTGTGTCCAAGCGGTTGCCTGGGCCATTGTTGCGATGAAGCATAAGGTAAGAAGTAGTGCTCTCATTGGAAATCTTTCAACAAATGAACATAACAGCCGGGGTGTTCGGCTGGCGATTTTTCCAACGAGATACCTTGTGTGTGGTCTTGGTTTTGTTTTGACTCACACCGCTCCCTCTTTTTATGCGGCCATTGATAGAGTTTGGCCGTCGCGGGGTGGGCCGAGGTATTGTTTGTATTCACGCATCTTTGCCACCATGGCTTGCTTTTGGCCGGTGTCGAGCTGATTCATGACGGCGATGGCTTCCATGGTCCACTCGTCATGCACTTGCACGCTTTTTGAGCCGTGAAACGGGGTGTCTGTTGCCAGCATCTTGGAAGTGGGGTGGGTATCGCGGTCACCAGAATAGCCGGCAGGGACAGGGGGTGTCTTGAGGTGCGAAAGGTCGTGATCGGCGGTTTCGTCGGCCAGCTGCTCCAGGGTCAAGCCAAAAGCCTGGGCGATTTGTTGGAAAAATTCTGAGCGTGAGCTGTCACGAATTTCCAGCGCAGAGATGGTGCCCACGTCGACGTCACTGCGCGCTGAGAGTTCTTTCAGCCTCCAGCCCGCTTTTTCGCGGTAGTGTTTGATTTGCTTGCCTATAGCCATTTGGCGAGACTAAACAAGTGTTGAAAATAAATCAAACACAGGTGTAGATTTGTGCGTTCTACATGTGTAGAATAAACGGCATGAAACCAATTCAAGAAGCCATTTCCATCGCCGGCAGCGTCACAAAGCTGGCGAAAGAGCTTGGGGTTACGCCTCAAGCAGTTTGTTTTTGGCGTGACGGCCGGCGCGAAACACCAGCAGACAAATGCCCACTGATTGAGCGCATGACCGGCGTGAGCTGTGAACGGCTGCGGCCGGATGTGGCCTGGCAGGTGCTGAGGAATACGCCCGAGCTGGCCACCCAACCTCAAACCACAGAGCAGGGGGCTTGATATGACTAACTTACCCGATTGGGATGAAGTCCATCGTCTGCAGGCCTGGCTGGAAGCTCGACAGGCACGTGAAGACTTCTGGCTGTATGAACTTAACGAGATGACCGCATTCAGCGGCCAGCAAATCGTTCTGGCGCCGATTGCAGCAGTCGGTACACGCGCTCTTCTGCCTCCTGCATCAGTCGTGTTGCCACTCGCATGCCTTCCTCTGATATGGGTAATTTCTCGTAGAACGCTTGTTTCAGTGCAGATGCGTTTGCCAATGCGGTCAGCATGTCCTGCCGCTGCTCCGGCGTCAGCACCGTCATGGTGGCGGCAAGTGCCTGGTTGGTTGCAGCGAGGTCTGCACGCAGTCGGTCGAGTTTTGCTGCGAGTTCTTTGATGCTGATTGTCATGAGCGCCCCTTTTGGTGATTTTGGCCGTGGTAAGACGCTGCCATTGTCTGCCGGCTGGGGCGCTCGCCCTTTTGCTACCCGCCGATCCGGACCGGCCCGTCTTTTTGGACTGGCCTACCTTCCATGCCCTGATGCGTGCATGCCAGCGACACGCAGCGGTTTGCCGGGCTGTGCGGTGGGTGGCGTTTTTCTTCATGCCGGTAGTGTGATTTTTTTTGGGCTGTTGAGCTACACAACAGCTCTCAACAAGGTTGAGTGACTATGGCAAACCAAATATCAATACCCATCGCAGTGCGCCCCGAAGAGGTTTCACGCAAACAGTCTTTGGGTGCTGCCATCGAGTTGTGCGCCGAGCTGGGCGGATTTGGTTTGGACAAATCGCTGCAGCATGAGTTGGGTGTAGACAAGGCCCAGTTCAGCCGTTGGCAAAGTGGTGCTGAAGGTATTGTCTGGCCCAAATTTTCACGCTTGATGGATGCCTGCGGAAATGATGCGCCGGTGCTGTGGATGTTGTACCAGCGCGGGTATGACTTGCATAGTCTGCGCCGACAAGAGAGCGAGATCGAGCGTGAGTTGCGCCAGGCCCGCGAGGCCCTGGATCAGGAACGCCTGAAAAATCGGGTGCTGATTGAGGCGTTACACGGTCGTGTCGCTGGCTGAAAACGGCTGCCTTGTGGTGATCTTTTTTACATCTTTTGCCGGGACGGTCAATGATTGAGCGTGCGCCATTGCCGCCGCCCAAATACGAGGCGCTCAATGCAGCGCTGTTGGGCCGAATTGAACAGCTCGTTAAAGGGTGGTTGCCGGGAGGCAAAAAAGAAGGAAAGGAATACAAGTGTGGGTCGCTGTCTGGAGGCAAGGGCGATTCTTGCAGCGTCAATGTGACCGGCAAGGAAGGGCTGGGCTGCTGGGCTGACTTTGCAACGGGCGAAAAGGGCGGCGACCTGATCAGCCTTTACGGCGCCATTCATGGCCTGGGCAACGTCATGGCGGCAGTGACCCTGGCGCGCGAGGAAGGCCTGGAAGACATTGCCGGCGTCACGCTTGCCCATGGTGACGCCACGGTGCTTGTCAAGCCACCCCGGCCTGAGCCGCCAAAAGTCGCCCCGGAAAAGCCCGATGAGAAGTGGGAGGTCATGGCCCCGGTGCCTGACTTCGCCCCCTTGTTCAGGTTTCACCATTCGCATTACGACCAGTCGAATATCGAGCACGTGGCCGAATACCGAATGGATTCCGCGCTTTACGGCTACATCGTGCGTGTCATGCGCAGTCAGGGCGGTAAGCTGCCGCTGCCATTCACCTGGTGCAAGAGCGATCGTGACGGGTCCATGAAGTGGCTGAACAAGACCTTTGCCGAGCCCCGGCCGCTGTACTTTCCGTCAAAAAAATCACCGGTTGAATTTTCTGGCGACCTGGGCCAGCCGCTGGCCACTGTGGTGCTGGTCGAGGGCGAGAAAAAAGCGGGCATCCTGCAGGATCTGCTCGACGCATACGCCCCCGGCATTTATCTGGTGTGCAGCTGGCCCGGTGGCAGCAACGCGTGGAAGAAAGCCAATTGGTCATGGTTGGCGGGCTGCTCGGTGCTGTTGTGGCCCGACTGCGATGCCCATCGTGAAAAACTTACCCCCAAAGAGCGTGCCGCGTGCCCTGATGACCTGGCCCGTGCCGTGCTTGAGCAGTCCAAGCCGCTGCTGCCAGTGACCAAACAGCCTGGCATGGCAGCTATGCTGGGCATTGGCGCAATTCTGCGCGACACGCATGGCTGCAGTGTGCAGCTGCTGCCCATTCCCCAGCCGCTCGAAGTGCCCGCAGGGTGGGATTGCGCGGATGCCATCACCACCGACGGCTGGGACGGCGCGCGTGTTTTGGCGTTTTTCGGCCAATCGCAGCCTCTGCCATCGGGCAACACCGAAGAAGCCAAGAGCGCCCATCCTGGCAAGCCTGCGGCCCCTTTTGGTGGGGATAAAGGTGGTAATTTTGGCGCGGCGCCAGCTAACGCTATGGGGGCGGGGGGCATCAACGACGCATTTACCGACCACCTGGCGTTTCTGTGTGACAAGCTGGACTGCGAGGTGCACGAGCTGGGCGTGAATCGCAAGCTGTTGATTGCCGCCTTGCGCAAAGCGCCGGATTTGAAGGACTGCCTTGGCTTTAACGAGCTGACCGGGGCGCCTGGCACGCGCGTGCCTTGGCCTTGGCGGGCTGTGGCCGGGCCGCTGAAGGACACCGACGATCTGGGGTTGGGTGACTACCTGTGCAGCACCTACAAGCTCAAGGCAGCATCACGCGCCGCCTTGAGCGAGGCCATTGAAACCGTGGCTGATCAAAACCGGTATCACCCCATCAAGGACTACCTGCACGATCAGGTGCACGATGACAAGCCGCGCCTGGATCGTTGGCTGATTTATGTGCTGGGCATGGACCCGGCCACCATGTCACCACGGCGCAAGCGGTACCTTGAGTTGGTGGGCCGCTACCTGCTGATTGGCCTGGTGGCGCGCGTCATGGATCCCGGCTGCAAGTTTGACTATTCGCCGGTTTTCGAGGGCCTGCCGGGTGTCGGCAAGAGCACGTTCGTCAAGACGCTGGTGGGTGCTGAATTTTTCTCCGACACACACTTTGACATCGGCAATGGCAAGGATGGCTTCGAGCAGCTTGAGGGCCTGTGGGGTTATGAGCTGAGCGAGTTGACGGCTCTGCGCAAAGCGGACTCCGAGCAGGTCAAGCAGTTTTTCAGCTCCACGGTGGATCGTTTTCGGGGTGCCTATGGCAAGTATGTGCAGGCGCATCCACGGCAATGCGTGATATTTTGCAGCACCAACAAAAAGCAGTACCTGTATGACCTGACCGGTAACCGGCGTTTTTGGCCGATATGGATTGATCAGCAGATCAAGCTGGAATGGTTGCAAAAGTGGCGCAGCCAGTTGTTTGCCGAAGCGCTCAAGGCTTACCTGGCGCATGAACGTTATGCCCCCACGCGCGAGGAAGAAGAGGCGTATTTCGAGCCCGAACAAAAGCTGCGCCTGGTCGAAACTGCCGTGCAAAGCCGCTTGTATGAGCTGCTGACCCGCGAAGGCGCACCGGCCAGCGAGAGCAAGGTGACCAATGACCTGAACCAGCACACGACGTTCATCACGCTCGACCGGCTGGTGAGCGCCCTGGGCGCAGATGCAGCCAAATCCAGCAGCTTGCTGGAAAGCCAGATACGGGGCTGGCTGGAAGCCCACGGCTGGGGTTATGGCCGCGAGAGCACCGGCCAGCGCAGACGGGGATATAAGCAGCCGTCGGTGTGGCCACCAGCGATTGATGAAGAGGAGGGTGCCAGCGCACCCCCGACCCCGCCCAACGCAGGCGGCGAAAACGAGGGCAGTGACGATGAGCCATTTTGACCAGCGAGGGCCGTGCGTGGCCGAAAAGGTCGTGGCTCAACAAACGCGCCGCTCCACACCACGTACCAGACGCAAGATTGGCAGTACGTGTTGTGGCGCGGTAGCGGGGATGTCATTGCATGCCCCCATGACGTAGGCCAAGCCATCGCGCCGTGCAGGCGTCTGCAGGGGTGTGTGTCACGCCGCATCCGTCCAGCCGTCCAGCATTTGGCATGGAGCGCACCGCTCTGGTCATATCCCCTAAAGACCAGGTTGGAGCCGCTGCATTGTCCAACGATCGGCGCAGTCTCTTAAATGTGGGCGCGTGATGTGAGTGCACCCGCGCTCGCGCTCGCACCCGAGCGATCTGTGTGTGTGGATGTCATCAATGTATATAAGTGGACGGCTGGACGGCAACGAATTCAAAGGACAGCAATGGAAACAGTGGAACAACAAATCGCAAGCATCAAGGCCCACATGCCCATGGTCTATGAAGCCATCAAGGCCATGGCAGCTGAGAAGGGTAATCCCACTTTTGGCTTTGTACGTCGTGGATTGAAGGGCGAACCCAATTGCTTCTATGCCAGCGAGCGTGGTCATGTGATGGGCGCGCCGTTCAATCAGGCCGAAGCCACCGTCGACATAGCTTGTTGCATGGTGCGGTTTGGCGTCAGCCACTTCGTGATCTGGTCGCGCGAACTCGTGATGGCCGACAGCCAGCACCCCCCCGTCACGGGTCCTTCCACCGCCCCACCC